TTCGGTTATCTATCCTAATGTTTTATTATTTATAAAAATTACTTTTTGATGCTCTTAGAGATGGCATTCATGTAGGCAGCCATTCCTGGTTCAATTGCCTTTTTGTCAGCATCCTCTTCGATCTCAAGAGGTTCATCGTCAAAGTTTGTTTCCTCAGTCACAACTTCTTCAGACTTGAAGTAGTTACTCTTGAGTGTCTCAAGTTTCTCAACATAAGACTCTTCAGATTCAAACTCAACACCTTCAGCCAAAGATGCTAGTTTGATAGCTTGAGATTCTGTCAGACCTTCGGAAACCTTCCCAAGAATAATTTCAACTTTTGCTTCCGTTAGTTCTTTCTTAAGTTCGATGTTTTTTTCCATCTCCTCATTTACTGACTGCTGAAGTTCTTCAACTCTTTCAGCGAGTTCGTCAACAAGGTCAACTTTCTCTTCAGGGACTTCGATATAGTTTTCTACAAACAACTGCTTCAATCCCTTCATAAAGTTTTCTTGGATTTCAGCACGAATACCTTGCTCTACAGCAAGTTCGTTTTCTTTCATCCACTCTTCAGCAACATATTCTAGATATGAATCTAGTTTATTTGAGAATTCTTCAACCATCTCTTCTTTACCTGCTTCCATCTCTGCCTCGAGATCAACAGTTACTGTTTCTAGCAACTCATTGACTTTAGCAACTACAGCAGCTTCGAAGATAGTTGTTGCTTTCTGAACAAACTCTTCAGAAAGTTCTTGACCCTTAAACATAGCAGCAACGTCTTCTGAAACATTAACGTCACCTGCTTTGATTTGGCGAAGTTCGCGAACAGAAACAGCAGATGTTTCTTCTGCCTTTTGCTCAGCAACAACCTCTTTACCATCGATAGCATCCATGATTTGAGCATAGACTCTCTCGAACTCTTCTGCTTTCATGCTCTTAACTGCTTGAGCAATATTTTGAATAGCAGAAACTTTGGTAGGTTTAACTGAACTACCCTGTTCTGGGTTTTTCTTTTTGTCCTCGTCATCTGGTTTAGAACCAGGAGGTGTGTTTTCTTTAGTAGAAGGCTCCGGAACTTCAGCGTCGACACCAAAAGATGCCTTGGCTTCATCAACCTGAGACTCTACTTCTTGATCGAGTTCTTTAATTTCCTCGACTTTTTTAATTTCTTTATCAGACATCTGGATTGCTCCTTCGTGAAGTTATCTCATTTGTAATTTATTTATAAAAATAAAACTTTTACCGACTTAAAGAATTCAAAAACTGCTCAAATATCTCAAATTTCTTTGATTCTACTTCAGCAGCACTCATTTTCCTTACTTCGGTGCGGATTTTATCTGCTTCAACCATTTGCCACTCATTACGAGCAGCGTTGAAAATCCACTCGGCACCTTCCATAATTCCTTCAACGAAAGCATTAGGAGCAGAAGGATCTGCTACGATATCCGCAGCAGTTGCCAGATAAAAATCGTCTTGCACTTGAGCAACGCCATTTTTGCCTTGCTTTAGCGAACCCATACCACGAGACGAAACGCCAAGAGTTGCACCTTCATCCATAAGCGACTTTACAATAGCACCATATGGAGTTTCGGTCATAATCTTAGCACGACCAATATAGTTATCACCGTCACGTTCCAACTTAGTGATCATATGGGAAACACGCTCAAGATTGATCGTCGGACCAGTTGGATGACCCAATTCACCGTAAGCACGATTCTTTTCCACATATTCTTTGTTGTAGCGTTCTACTTCTTTACCGAGAACTTCAGTTGGATACATACGTCCATTACGATTCTTGATGTTTCCTTGCATGAAAACGCCTTCGATAAAGTAGTTCTTCTTACCGTTCTCTTTTGCTTCTGTTAAGTATTCTACAGATTCAGTAATTTCAGTTATGAGTTTCATGAAGAACCCTCCGCTACTTTAGTTGCATAACATGCTGCATTGCCTGTAATTGTATCATACGGTCTTTTACGAATAACCATAGTACCGTTCGCAGGAATTCGAATAGAAACTTGACTTCCTGCGTAGTTACCATGTAGACCCGATCCAGTATCGGCGGCAGTGTTAGCAATAGTAATAGTTCTAGCAGTGCTGTCGTTTGAAAGATGAACAGCAGTTGCTAAGTATACGTTAGTTGCCGACCCTGTTGCGACGGTATTTGCTAATGGTTTAATTGACATCCTGTTACCTCATATTTTTAACGAGGTCATTATACAACCTCTTATCGTTCTTTTGAATAACTTGTAATACACCATCACGTGGGTCAGTATCCATAGCACGGATAATCTGAGCAAGTTCCTTAGTAGGAGTTCGTTTCTTGATCATATCGGCAATGGCAAGCATATCTTCCTTATCAACACCGCCACTTTTTTTAGCATATGCTGATAAGGCAGAATCTGCTTTACCCTCAGAAAAAAAATCTGAGAAACCTTTTATCATTTTAAAACTTCTTCTCTAGAACCATTAAACATATGCTCAGGAGCAACAGGATGCTTTGTTACTTCAACCTTATGCATATTTTTAAATTCTTGCTCACCTTTAACACGTGGTTTTAGTTCTTTGGTTTCGTCACCCTCTTTTGGTTTGACGTAGTCTTGAGCAGGTGCTTGTTCTGCAACGAAATCTTTAAAACTTTTAATCGACATTTTCTTCTGCCTCAGATGTTTGTGGTTCGGACATAAACGATGCAGCAACTTCTGCTTTCTTCATGCCAACTGCATCTTGTATTTTATTCATGAGCAATGAACTAACGGCATCTTTAAATTCCGATGCGTTACCATCTGCTGCTAATTGAACAGCATCTTTCATTGTATAATCGCTCATAATTCGCTCCTTTGATTATATTTATAAAAAATATTACTTTATTTTAAATTTCCATATCATCGGGTGATACATCTTCTTCTCCACCCTCTTCAGATTCTTTTTCTGCTTCTATTTGCATATCTACTTCTTCAATCTCATCTTCATTTTGCATTAGTACGTTCTTTCGTACCCATTCAACTGAATAGTATTTTCCTACATAGTTGTCAATTTCGCCAAGTAAACCTAAACGCTCTCGCATAATTTCAGCGTTCTTTAACTCGGCAAAATGGTTATCTTCTAAGAAGTCATAAAAGATTTGACCCTTAATATCTGCCCATTCAGTTTTGGTTATAATGCCCTTTAGTAGTAATTGTCTTTCGAGCAAAATATTAAACAACTCAGTAAATCTGTTTCGTAGTCTTGTGATAAACTTAGAAAACTTTAACTCGTCTCGTGTAATTTCCGAAGCACGACCTAAGTTAAACTGTCCGTCTGATTCCAAACGTGCGGTTGGTACGTTAAGTGCCTCGTACAACTTACGGCGGAAATACTGAACGTCATCCAATTCACCTAAGTTCTGACCAGCAGGAAGTGTAGTAATTTCTGTTGATCGACCACCTTCTCTTCGTGGCAACCAGTAATCTTCTAACATAGTCATAAATTTACGATCGTCTCGGATATCGCCCGTAGATGCATCGTAAACAAGTTTATTCTTATGCTTCGCCATCATATCCCGTAGGTATTGCTCTGCCTTTGCTTTCGGTAGATTACCAACGTCGATGTAGAAGATACGTCTCTCAGGTGCACGTGCTAGTCGGTAGATAACTGTGGCATCTTCCAACATACGCAACTGGTTCATAGGTTTAATCGCCTTATGGAGATTAGATAGAACCATCTTATTGTTTTCGTCTAGAATACCTGAGTGACAGTAAGCAATGGCGTCAGGTGCTACCTTCACACCCATGTTACCAGCAGTTACACCTTTTTCTGAATAGATATAGTATTCGTTGTATTCTTTAGGTATGAATTGATTATTAGGTTTTGCTTGCGACTGAGTCTTACGTTTCTCAGTTCTTACCTTTTTAATTTTTCGTGGATCAATATATCTTAGTTCCTGAATACCTTTGCGTGGGTTTGCGGTGTCAATCATTATATGATAGAACAACCTTCCGTCAACGTACCAGTTACGGAATACGTCATATGCTTTGGTATTAAAGTTTAGAAGATCTAGAATATTATCAAACTCTTCACGCATAGTTTCTCTAATTTGTTCTGGCATTTCAACATCGTCCAAAACAATAGAGACTGGGGCATCGTGCTCATCTGCTACGATTGCCTCATTAATGACGTCGTCAATCGCACGTTCACACTCAGGTTGTTGTGACATTGTGCGGTATCTAGTGACAAGAGTTACTTCGTTTTTAACAACACCATCTTGATCGATAGCAGTGCCATAGAACCCACCTTCAGTGACATTAAGTACACCGTCTTCGCTTGGGGGTGGAACGAAAGATTGAACAGTAGGTTTCTGTTCTTCCTCTTTCTTTTTGCCTATTTGGAATCCGAAAAGTTCCATTGTATTTTCCTATGTCAAAGTAGTTAAGGGCAGCATAATACTATTTATACTGCCCCCAACAATCACAATTTCAAATATTAAGCTTGTTGGCCTAAAGTTACGCCAGCAATACCACGCTGAACTGCTCTCTGTATTTCAGATTGTACGAAAGAAACTACTCTTTCACGGAAAGATGTACTTACTGATGCTGACTCCCAATAATCATATTGGAAAGTTACAGTAAATTCTTCAATACCTTCAGTCTCCCAAGCAAGGTCAATTGTAGAAACCTCGGACGGGAACATTCCAACAAACGAATAAGCTTTGATTGCTTGTCCAGTTTGACTTAATTGGACAACTGTTGCATCTGACTTATAGTTGTTAGGATTGCTGCTTCCTGTAGAGTTAGTATTAGCGATGTGAGCATTAATCCTTGCAGACCAGTTTTCCATTGCGTTACGGATTTCATAACTTTCATCGTTAATAATGGTTGGTGTCCATTCAGCAAAAGTTCTGTTGCCTGCGATTTTAATTTGGCGACCGAAGTATGGAACATCAATCGTACCAAGTGTAGAAGCAGGAATCTGAGCAGACTTAACCATAAAACGAGAAGTCGGTAATGCTCCGCCGAATGGCGTATTTAACTCAACGTAGAACAGTGAGTTACGAGCACCACCTCCGACTAGAGCACCCTTAAATTCATTTATGTTAAATGCCATTTGTGTTCTCCTTTTTTAGACTATTTATTAACCAAATTGGCCAACTACTTCAGAGAACTCAACGCCAGAGCGAACAGCAACAAAGTTCAACTGGATGAAGTTGATAGAACGGTTTGGTTTGACATAGATGTCACCCACAAATTCGTTTCGATCAATTACTTGCGCAGTATTATTTGTACCGTCACAAACTACACGGTAATCTGT